AGGATACCCTTGGGTTGTACCATCATAAGCCCCACCCATTAAATCCATACCTGTAGAGATGTTCTTATTAAAGAGCATATCCGCAATACGACTAGGGTGTGGAGCGCGACCTAGCATTGATCGAATCTCATTCGATGTAAATATAGCATTTCGAGCAAAGAGGTCTGCCGCAGTACCAAGTTGTTCAACTGGTAACATACGGAACGGATCACGATAATACTGAATTATCTGACCCTGAGTGCGTGCCGTTTTTGTAAGGAATATACGGTTAATCCCATCTACAATAGTTTGTAGAACCGGGTCGACCGCTCTATGATAATACAAATTAAGCTCAGCTTGACCTGCAGTACCATCTAGAATTTTAGAAGAGATACCAACTTGATTATAGTAATCCTGTTGTAGTTTACGAATATCATCAACTAGATTGTTGGTAATATTACCGCCTGTATGAATAAATTTCTCATTAGCATCAAGTGTAGCAATACCGAATTGACTATTAGCAAGCTCTTCTTCTAATTGATTTTTACGCTGCGTAGCGCGTTCCTTACGAATATCGCTCTTAGTGGCATATGGTACTTGAATAAACCCATTCAATTTACCAGCAGCTATCGCCTTATCTTGGGAATACATTAGATCCATCTTCTGCTCTAACAAACGCAAAGTAGAATTCTGATCTTTAAGTAAACCGATCAAAGGAGATTCTAAGATTACTACGGACTGTTTTGACAACGTTAAGTCTTGTTCTAAACCATTTTGATCATTATAGACTCGGACACGAACGGCACGAGGATACCATTGCATTATCTTACCAACACGCATAGATAAGATATCATAGGAACCATCATCATTTGGTTTAGTCGTTGTATCGACGGGGACAATTGCAACCGTACCTTCTTCCAACAATGACCAAGCAAGATCGTATATAAATGCACGACCGGTTTGGTCAATATTAGCAGATAAGGTTAAACAATCGATCAGACCCGAGTCCACTGGTGTCTGATTACCGTCATCAGGGTTAATCTTCAAATGCTTAAAGTCAACCATAGCGACATCAAGAGAGATCATAGAGATAATACTATTGACCAAATCCTGACGTCTAAATGAATAACCACGGAGTACACTTTGCGGTCGACCCCATCCAGAGCCGGAAACTAATGATAGATCATAATCTAAACCATTATTGGTCGACATGAATGCGTTCCATGATCCTAAGGGGTTGTTTACCATCCTACAAGAATGCCTCCTTATTACGTTTATAGGCAACCCAAGCATCCATAAGAGCGGCAACGTTATCAATTTTCTCATCGCTACGCATCTTAGATAACTTGTAGTTACCGTTATTATCTTGAATTACAACAGCGTTACCCATTGCATACTTCATAAGCTCTTCAAAGAATATGAGGTCTCGAGAAGTGGCCATATTCTTTATTTCACCTAATGGTACAGACTCAGTGCGAACACCTTGTCTTACAACTTCAACTCCAACATCGCCGTTCTCCATCGTCCATCTATCGATAAACTCAGCAGCATTATATGGGTCATAACCAAACGATATAATTGACCAACCCATCTCTTCAATGTATTGATCGACGTCATCATAAACTTGTTCCCAATCAAGGTAATTTCCTGGAAGAATCACTAGCGTACCCTCTGCTTGTAACTGATCATATTTAGCCTGAGTAGCCGAATTAAGTCTAAGATATTTAACCTCGGAAACATAAGATCTGGTTTGTACGCCATAGCGCCCTCTACCTAAAGGAACGATCCAAGTAAAGGCCCAGAAGTCATCACCTTGTGACGCATCCATACCCATAGATACTTCCATATTCCTAAAGTTCTGCCTTCGATGAAGTTCGGTCTCTTCAAATGTAAAGAAGTATGTGGTACCTTCAACAGGAATACCAAAACGTTTAGCCAAGATATCATTCCTATTGGCAGGTGAGAATTCTGCACGTCGCACATCCCGTTGATAAGCATCATAAGATACTGTTATACCAATATTAGGACAGGCCTTCATCCACATATCAGGATTTCCAACTTCAGAGATATCATCTAAACGGTAGTACCAAATAGATGTATGCGGATCATCATATTGACCACGCAAGATATCCAAAAGCTCTTTCTTAATAGAGTCACCAACAGAGTCCCGTACCGTACCTTCAGAAGAAACAGCAAGAATAATATAATCATCGATACCATCTTTAGAAGCAGATTGCTCTAATGCACCGATAACATCTTCTTTTATATCACCTGAAAGCCACTCATCGACAGACGCATACTTTGCACGAGAACCTTGAAGTTTCTTAACGGTCATTGGTTTAACTTCTAAAACAGAGTTAGTAAGACGATTAATAATACCTTCTTTAGTTACGGCCAATTGTGCCTGAGATTTTTGAGTACGAGCTTTATTGGAGCCTTTAGTAAGAACTCTAAATAAAGGAAAACCTTCAGTTGAACTAGCTGCCCTAGTTATAGCAGTTGCAAAAGGATATAAAACCTCTTCTGCTTGTGCCATTGTCGGAGCGGTTGTCACTTGTTGAGTTGAGTTTGTATCAATTACCAAACCGTAAGCATGATGTAATGTTGCATAAAGCGATTTAGCATTACCCCGAGCAACGATTAGGTATTGCTTGTTACGAAGTCTGCGCTTATGTTTAACTATTTTGAATTTTCCGGTCTTTGGATCATAAACCTTCTCCTCCTTGATTTCAAACCAAGCGAGTAAGTCTTCAGCCCATAGTCGGAAAGTAGGTAATAGCGTAAGCGGTCGACCATCAACAAGGGTCATCTCATTCTCACAGAAGTCAATAAATCCTTGTATAGCATCACTGTCGTAATAGTAGTTAGGGTTAGCGATATCCGCATCGATTCGGTTCATCTGCATAGACACTTCTCGGTTTACAGGAATCTCTCCTCGCAATACAGCGTCTCGAAATCTACCGTACTCGACAGGAACCGCAGTGTTGCTAAATACCACCTAGTTACTCCTTTTAATCAATGAGTTTATTTACGCTTTGCTCGTGCTTTCTTGATACGATTACGAAGATCTTTTGCCTTAGTTAATTCTTCAGCAGCCTTCATACCAGCTTTTGCATTCTTACGATATTCATCATGATATTTCTGTTCTCTAGGGTCTACAGTCTTACCATTACGAACACCGCTCTTAACCTTACGAATATTAGATTCCATATTCTTAGCTCTAGTATCATAATCTCTTTGAGCGTTTCTAATACGTTCTTCATTAACATCATTCATAAGATCTCCAAGCGCTTCACCTGGATTAATACCTCTACGCTTTTTCCACTTCATACCCTTTTTACCGTAATGTAAAAGAAGGTCTTCTTGTGAAGGGATATATACCCCATTAATCGTTTCACCCATATTAACTCCTGATTGTTTAAACGTCGTTATAGTTGTTGGAACATCTTTAAAGGCTTTCGCCCATTCTTGACTCTTCTTGAACGCCTTAGCAGCAGCCTCACGCTCTTTACCAGTCTTATTACGAACAGCAAAACTAGCAGGCATCTTAGAATAAACATCCAAACCAGCCGATGCTATTTTGCCAATATAATTTAAACGCGCTTGCCGCTTCTTTTGTATAGCTTCTAGACGAGCTTTTTGAGGGGCTTCTACCAAAGTCTTAAATTTCTGTTCTGATTCTAGACGAGCTATTTTGTTTTTTAGATCTCGTGTAGACATCCTATCGCGATTTCTATATTGCTCAATGAATTGAGCTTCTCGCAGTTGTTCATCGACACTTCTTCGTAACTTCTTACGAGAGGACCCTTTTACAATAGGGTTACCTTGAGGTCTATGTTTCCTGCCAAATCCTCCGGTTCGAGATCGTTGTCGACCGAAGATATGCAGACCCCATTTCATACCTTTTCGACCAGCATGATGGAGTTCATCAGATGTCTCGTTTGACATATTCTACCTCCCATCTAGCCCTTGATAAGTTTTCATCTCGAGCCTCTTTTAATGCTGTTAGTACGGATGCCTGAGGTGGGTCATAAGATATCATAACACTAATCCCTACAAACATTTTTGCAAAGTTAGGGTTTTCCATTCGCTTCTTAATACCCTCATCTAATTCGAGATGACCATAAAAGAATTCATCCCAAGTAAGATTAGGTTCCGCGATTACACTTCTAACATGCCCTATTCCGTTTTGGACTAAGACACCTAAAGCGGAATCGATAGCGATACCGATTTGTGTTCTGACTACCTTATTGGACTCAGGATCAGAGTCATGCAATACACCAACGAAGTTTAGAACATCGTTATAAATTGTATCCATTTACTTCACCCTACCATAGTTTAGTATCACCCGGTTTACGTTCAACCCACGTTTGATACTCCTTTTGATCATAGTGGATTCGTTTATGGGTGCTGTCGGAGACCGTAATTAGTCCGTCAGGATCGAAGCAATTTTCGGTCAAGTTTTCAATGTCTTCTTTTGTTAAAGGATTCATATGGTGGACCGTTATTGGACCATCCACAAACAATCGCTTTACCCCTAAATCTTGCCCCAAGTCACGTCTTATAATTTCTTTTCTACAAGCTATCCAAGCAGGAGACTTGTAGAACTTATTAGAGATATTTCTAGGAGCCTCATGATGAACACCATGTAACCTAAGATAATTAATACGCTCAGTATAAGATTTAAACTTAGACATCTCAGTGTAGGTAAGTCTATTTTTCATAGAATGTACCTTCAATAACATCTGGTTTACCAGCATAACCTTGAAAGGCTTTATGCGCTTCTTTAAAGTCAAGTTCGGCCTGTTGGTCGCTACGAATTAAATCAATACGTGCTTGTAACAGTTCTGCTTGAAGCTCTAATTGTTTTCGCTCAAGTCTTGCTTTAGGGCTTGCCTGATTTAACCAGTATACAATTTCAGAAGCCGAAGCCGTTCCTTCTTGAAGACGCTTTTCTGATAGCTCCATCGCAAGTGCCATCATTTGCATTTCGCGTTGTTCAGGAGAACGTGCGGGCTTATAGGCTCTTTGAGGAGAATCATAATTAGCTACTTCATTAGTCATAACTATTCAGCCTCTTCCTTTCCTTTTTGTGGTGTGGTTGTATCGGCCTGGATGATATAAGGGTCATTCATGACATAACCGTCTTCAGTACGAACCCAACCATCAAGAACTTCAACAACTACAATGCGCTCGCTATTATTAGCGATACGAACAACGTTTGTTTCTTCCTGATGAGGCGTTAATCGAACGAACACTCCAGCAGGTGCCACAACTTTATATGTAGTTTTTGTAACTGCCACAGTACTTATCCTTTCTTTTAAAGTTATCCAGACCATTTCAAAACGGTTTCGGACTCGAATAGACCGACTTTAAGCAGGTTTTGGTTTGGTGTATACTAGTCCTGTCTAGTACCCATTCACTAACCCTATGCGGAAAAGGAGCAAACACGCATAGCCTTAGAACTGATCCTAATAATCGGCCTGTTAGAATCCAAAACCATTTTGAAAAAAATCGCAACGGAGGAATTTTTGAAACCTCCCCCGATGCTGAAACAGGGAGGCCTGTAGAGGCACCCCCCGGGGGTCTTATAATTTTATATCATCTTCTGAATCATCAAGGAAAGATAAGTCTTCCTCATAATCTTCAGGTTTTGGAACAAGTTTTAAGTTTCCAAAGATGTTCTCTTCAAGGATTGAAGTAACAGCTACTGACCAAGCGTGTTCATAGTCTTCAATTGAACTTGAATTGAGCATTGGCATGAGTGTTGCCACATACGACTCGATGTTGTATCCATGGTCGATGTCCCATCGTCGCCACAACTCATACTGAGTCCATGGGTCGAATGGATTGTCTTCAGTAGTTAGCATTGTCTTCTCCTTTCTATCCTAATAGCTATAGTCCTACAAGAATCATACTATGTCTTCTTCTAGCTACCCCTATAAGTTTCTATTCAAGCTTAAGCTTTCCAATTGTACTTGGACTTACACCTAAAGCTTCAGCAACTTGAGAGATAGTGTAGCCATTAGCAAGGAGAGCACGAGCCTTACTCTTTCTTCCTTCACTCATAACTTTGTTGTCTCTTGGTGTTGCAAGAGTCTTAAGCTGCGAGTCATCCATAAAGGATACCAATTCTTTTAGTAAAGTTCCAGACACAGCATTAGACTGTACTGCGTCCCATTCCTCATCCGTAATATTAACAGGCGTCCGGCTTGCACCCACCATTGAGCGGGCCTTGTTCAAAGCTTGCTGTTTGATACGAGAGATCTCATCCTTCTTCAGAACTTCATCCTCTGAACGTCTTGCAATCTCAGCCTTACTAGATACCTCAGCCATACGTTGAGCTTGGCGCTCTTTGATACGGTTAACCTTAACTTGATTAACTTTATCTTTCATAGATAGAACCTCTGCCGCATAGATCTTGGCAGCCTTAGGATCACGGGCTGGCATTTTAATATCCGCCATTTCCTTATCTATCTTATTCTTGTATGCCTTTAATTCATTGATGTAGTCCGCGTAATGATGCTCCGTCTTTGTTGCGTTTGGACCAAGAAATACGTTTGCATCCTTAACCATGTTAACAACAAATGTTTCTTTTTTATTACGCCACACCATTTTTGTACCCCCACTTTTAGATTTGGGGTCCGGTACTTCTACTTGGTACCCGTCAGTAATAACCTTTTGTTTATGGCGGGATATAATTGTAGAGGCGGATGTATATTCTTTCCCAGGCATGGTATCTTTTTTCAGGGTAGCCGGGTCAATAACCCTATCGATTTTCCTAGTTTTAGGATTATATCGTTCAAGCTCCCCGTATTTAATATTATCCACGTGGGTCATATACTTCTTCATCAATGCATCAATACCATGTTCTTCAGCAGACCGCTTATAATTAAGCTTATGTTTTTCTGCATCGATAACTACCATGGAGTGACGAACAGCACGGGCTATTTCATTTGTAGGTGCACCTTGTAATGTCATATCAGTAATAAGATTTGATACCACACCCATTAAAGTTTGTTGGTATTTCTTATCGATAGGCTTGAATGTACCAGGCTTATCCGCATATGAATTAGGGTCAAACCCTTTTAATTCTTTCAGGCTATTCGCCGTCTTAAACTTCCCTTTGTTATTAGGAATAAGATATGCAGTATCACCATCGAAGTCAGCCCCTGACATTTTAGCAGCAACCTTAGGATGAATACCTACAGCATCAGGCGCATTCTTAGATATCATCTTACGAGCTATACTATTATTATTTACAGTAAGCTCCGGCATTTCAAATCTACCACCATGAGGATATCGAACTAATACTACACGCTCACCATTCTTATAGTTAGGCGCATAGATTTCATTCTCTTTCATATCAGGCACAGGTAATATAACATGACCTTGGAAACCTTTAGGTGCCGCGGCTTTCATATGTACCTGCTTAGATTCTAAATCTGATGAAAATGATTCCAATAATTGTTTACGAATAACAGGATTATTAACTTTCTGAATACTTTCATACTCATCATTAATCTGTTTCATCGTAGCTTTAAGACGCTCATGTACAACGCTAGTAGGTTGTTTAGATAAGAACTGAGAAGATAAAGTCTTAGACCATTTAGACCAGTCACCTTCCTCATTTACAATATTAACCGAACCAATCTCTGGAACTTTATTACCGTTTTTATCCAAGACACCCTTCTTATAAATAGGATTTCCCTTGGAATCGAGGAGTGTGTTCTGACGCTTCACAGTGGCCCCAAATGGGTTTGGACCATCGATAGGTGCTCCACCATCTGGATTCTTTTTAAGTGGCTTGAGGACGTCCTGAGGGGCCTTATCGGCCGTTTTATTGGTATTAAAGATAATATCCGTGCCTTTTGGTACGTTTTTAAACATTTCTTCGGTACCATATAAAGCCATACCCTTTAAATAATGAGTATCACCAACCGCAATACGAACCTGAGCATATGATGCTTTACCTAGATTTAAATCTTTTACTCCGGGTCTAAGGAACATAGCTCCATCCATTGTTGCGCCATCCTCATTTGTACCATGGCCACGCTGTCCTTCAGGAATAGCGTATTTAATACTTACCCTATCCCATCCAATGGACTTGGGTCGTTCCATTTGTTGGAACATTCTTGCATCTCCATCTGTCGCAAACTCTTGAACAGGTCTAACCTTGTCCATGTTTTGATAGATTTCCTTGCGTTCAACCCCTTTTTTAGTTAAAACCTTGACTGGAGTAGAATTATTCTTGTCTGTAACCTGCGCAATACGCAAATTATGGACCTCATATTCACCAGATTCAGTCAAAGCATTAAGTCCAGACTTGAGTTTTTCCTTAGAAATACCCATTTGAACCTCAACGCCCTTACCAACATCGATGTATTTCGACCTATTTACGGCATCTTTTAGGGTATCTGCGACGGCTTCAGTCTGTACTTTTTGTGCTCTAGACGTCTTATTCGGGTTATTCATTTCATCAATATAGTTCCGAACTGTCTGTCCAGTAGCCCCAATTGTCTTAGCAATATCGTCAATAATCATACCTTCAGACTGCAATTTTGCAATCCGTTGCATGTTATATTGTTTCAATTCTTCCTTGGCAATTGTTACTTTTGACCGGTAAACTGTTGTGGATAACCCCATTTGTTTTGCGATTTCATTATCGCTTAAACCGCGTTTTTTCATTTCATCCCGGTCTTCGATGAACTTATGATTCTTCGGTAAATGCAAAAATGGGTCCCAAGGATATCGTCCCGAACGACGTTTTACCCCGTAATGTTTGAGGATAATTTCTCGTCCTTCTTCGGAAAGTTGACTTAAATCGTTCATGATTTCATCTTCATTTTCGAAGACATTTTCGAAATCCAATCTTCAATCCTCCTCAAAATTAGTAAAAATGGTATAAATACCAACACGTCATATAAGGCCATATAAGCCCCGTCACAGCATTTTAGCCATAAACGGAACTATTTACCGACCTTAACTGTAAAACGCGATACAGAGCAAATATAGGCCTCTGAGGGCTATTCCTAGCGTTTTATCTTGCCAAAACCCACAAAATCATATAAAATCATAAAAATCACATATAAATTTAGAATACATAAACTCTAAACCACGTATATTAATTTCTCACTTTAACATCCATTGGCTGCACTTGTATGGCAATAACAAGCACCCTTAATCGTTACCCAATATTTTATCGAAACGTATTGTTGTATTAAAAACACAAAGAGAGTTATGGGAAAACATGAAAGGAACATCAAAAACTATAGCCAGGAAAATGAAAGAGAAAAACCTGGCAAATGACTTGTAGGAAAAAATGACGAAAAACTACAAGCAGGACGCCGAGCAGAAAACGAAAGAAAAACTGCTCAGAATATTTCTTAGCATTGAACTTGAAATGGTTTAACCAATTTGTAAATTAATATACTTAGATTTTAAAGGAGGTAAATCTATTATGATTGAGTAACGCAGAATATCAATTGAGTAAATCAATATACGCAGTTTGGAGTCTATGTATCCGAGGTTGGGTTGTGATATAACATCAATCAGAAAGAAATACTTGAACTTAAAGACCTCTCAACGTTTAACAAGTCAAAACTTCAATTTCGCCGATTAAAATCAGTCCAAAACCCATACCTCAAATAAATATGTAATTTTTTACAACGCTTATATTATAATGATTTTGGTCTATCCCCACAATCCCCACGTTTTTTCAGAAACTTTTTATATATATTGATTA